CTTTAATAGACAACGTGGCGAAGCGAAGGGGCAGCCAGGAGTGGTAAATTTTTGTTTGGGGAAGTCCATAGAAGACCATAGAATATTCCAGGGGTTTTGTAACGGACTAAGTAAATTTAATTAGTAAATCAATTGATTTTGTAACTTGTAATGCCATCCTAGAAGGTAATACTAGCGTTACACTTGAGGAACCTTCTAGGATTTGGCATTACTGTTCATTTGCAACAAAAGCAACAGTACGGTTGTTTTCCTTATACTTACAGGTAATTCCAACAGCCCAATGATGTTGATAAGCAATCTGAACCGGTATGTTGGTAGTTGTACTTCCAATTGAAATCGTCTTTCTAAACCACAAATGCTTATACTTACCTAATTTAGAATAACCAACATTCGTCGCAGGATTCAAAGGAGAAGTTCCGTTATCACTCCAAAATCTAAAATAAGGAATCAACTTAGTGAATGTAAAATTATATCGACTTTTCAATTTAGACTGCTTCATCACACCAGGATTAGCAATCGTGTCATAAATCTTTTTAGAATTTTGCCAAGATCCTTTTGAAGGTTCCGCTGTTAAAAACTTGTCAACCACTCCAGCATCATTGCCATGCTTAATTTCAAGTATTCCAGTTTTACCATGAACAAAAAACTGTTCAATAGGACGATTTCCAATACTACCGTCATTTGATATTGGACCAGAACCATTACCCAAAGTTTGCACCTCAAATAAAGGAACCTGGTCAATATCAGTCGCACTAGAACTACTATCATCCGCAATAGTACGATTCTGATAAACCAAATTAGACACCATATCAATCTTAAATCGACAAACATCCAAATCCACACTAGACAACCAATTAGCACCACCAGATGGATTTGCCAACCAAGCTTTGCCAAACTTAACCAACTGCTGTGCAGTATTTGCAGATTTTGTCAAAATAGCGGCAGAAATATCCAGTGCCAACTGATAATAAGTAGTAACTCCAGGAGTTGCGGACACACCAAACTGACCATGAAGACCACCTCTTCCATAATAATAATCAACGTACATACTCAAAATAGTTCCACCAGCAGAAGTATTTCCGATAGGTTCACCAATATTTTTCACATGATAACCAGCACGAATAAACAAAATCTTCACCAAAGACACGCACAATGCTTCCATCAACTGAATCTGTGGTACAGTAGAATGAACCAACGCCATAGAAGAATACTTATAAATCTGAGGACCAGGAACACCAGCAACAGCACTAGTAGCTGTTCCACTAATACCATACTCAATAACAACTCCAGATTTCATATGAGCTTTAACAGCAGGATCTTCCTCATCACGTCCACCAACAATTGCAGATCCACCGGCTAATCCTTTCACTCCACGTCTGCTGGCACGCTTGCGATACTTTTTACCCGAGCCACGACGTTTACTACGTGTTCCACGAGACTTGCGAGATTTACGAGACATACGAGTGCCCTTAATAACAGAACTGCGACCATTTCTCATATTTTTTTTTTCAAACTTTAAACGTTTGCTAAGAGAACCTAAATCCTTATCTGAAATCTTTCGAACAGGACTTTTATCAGGAGTAGGGTAACTTCGTTTACTACCAACAACACCAGCATATCCAACTGGCGAATTGAATACACCACGACCGTGAGACTTATAGTACCTATAAGCACCAGAAATAGTACAAACAGCTTTCCTAGCTGCCGCCAAATCGACATAAAAATCTCGATTACCACCACCCATAACAACATCTCCCATTATTATTTTTTTTCACAGGTAAACCACGGCGCGGAAGGCAGTGGCCTAAATATAATCTGATCTTTCGCTGCGCTAAGCTCTCCGGTGCTGCGGACCGTAGCGTAACTGCCCCTTCCAGGCGCACGCTCGGATTGACCTCGCTAACACGCACTTCCAGGGTCACGCTATGGTCCTGTATCGCACCTCATTCAACAGGTAAACGAAAGGTTTATTCAAAATGAGTAACTTCCAATCTTCTCAACAATGCTGACAATGTTTCAGCATCTATTCCGGGATACCATTGTTCGGGTGGTAAGTTGGAGGTGATCCATATAGACTCTGCTTTGAGAACAACACTGGAGCCCTTAACTTCCACAATAGTTGGATAACGGTCAAACCATCGGAGGACATGTCCAATATCGATTCCGCCTCTGAATTCGTCGACAACAACATTCTTATGCCCTCGGTAGCCATCCCAAAACTTGGAGAGAGGAGACTTCGGGTATGCGTCCAAACCCGCTTCATCCCAAGCTCGACGGGACTTGCCACTTCCAGTCCTTCCCCAATAAACATAAACTTTTCTGACGATTCCAATAGCGACCATATGATCGGAAGCAATTCTGCACAAGGACTGGTAATTTCTCACATACACATCTGCCGGAATATCGGCCATCCTTCCTCCCACAGCCGCACTCCTGATTGCTTCCCAATCCTTAACGCTACTTCGACTACCCGGTCGCACCCCAATTTCAAACTGTGTTCCGCTAACTCTTGTGTCGTCCTTCCACACATATTGCTCGGCTGCTGCAGACTTTCCCAACTCAAAGTGTCCCGTTGGCCAGATCTTCTTAAGAGCGGAGAGACGGACTGGTTTTCCCATCCATACAAGGAATTGCCAGTGGTGATAGCCGCCCTCAACTCCAATCTCCTGCTGACCCTTCGCAAAGGCAAAGGACTCTGACTTTCCGGAGATGTCGTCGGCGGAGGTGTATGGCAACGTTCCGATCCAGATTCTTCCAACATTTTGTTTTGTCATTAAATAATGCCCAAAAAATGCCGTCCTTTTATAGACAACGTGGCACAGCCAGGGGTGGGAACTTTTTGATTGGCGCAGTCCATAGAACACTATAGAATGTTCCAGGGGTTTTGTAACGGACTAAGTAAATTTAATTAGTAAATCAATTGATTTTGTAACTTGTAATGCCATCCTAGAGGGTAATACTAGCGTTACACTTGAGGAACCCTCTAGGATTGGCATATTATTGTTCATTTGCAACATAAGCAACTGTACGGTTGTTCTCCTTGTACTTACAAGTAATGCCAACAGCCCAATGATGTTGATAAGCAATCTGAACAGGAATGTTTGTCAGGGTACTTCCAATTGAAATAGTCTTCCTAAACCACAAATGCTTATACTTACCTAATTTAGAATAAGTACGATGAGTTAAAGGATTCAATGGAATAGATCCATCCTCACTCCAAAACCGAAAATAAGGAATCAACTTCGTAAAAGTAAAATTATATCGACTCTTCAACTTAGACTGCTTAACAACACCGGGATTAGCAATTGTATCTATAATTCTCTTAGAATTCTGCCAAGTTCCTTTCGACGGCTCAGCAGTCAAAAACTTATCAACAACACCAGCAGCATTACCATGCTTAACACCAAGTATTCCCGTTTTCGCATCAACAAAAAATGACTGAATACCAGTTCCACGAATACTTCCGTCATTCGAAATAGGACCAGATCCGTTACCATATGTTTGAACTTCAAACAACGGAACTTGATCAATATCAGTCGCACTGGAACTATTGTCATCAGCTACAGTGCGATTCTGATAAACCAAATTTGACACAATATCAATCTTAAACCGACAAACATCCAAATCAATAGACGACAACCAATTAGTACCAGTATCAGGAGATGCAAGCCAAGCTTTGCCAAATTTAACCAATTCCTGCGCTCGATTCGCCGATCTAGACAAAAATTTCGACGCAAGATCAACAGCAGCAACATAATATGTGGTGGTGCCAGGAGTAATCTGAATATCAAATTGACTATGTGCACCAGCAATACCATAATAGTAATCAACATATAAACTCAAAACACCTATACCAAAACCAGTATTTCCAACTGGATCTCCAATATTCTTTACATGATAACCTGCGCGAATAAACAACGTCTTAATCAACGACACACATAATGCCTCCATCAACTGAATTTGCGGCACAGTAGAATGAACCAAAGACATTGAAGAATATCGATGCGTTGACACTGCACTATCCAAATTACCACTAACACCATATTCTACAACAACACCAGATTTCATGTGAGCTTTAACAGCAGGATCTTCCTCATCGCGACCACCGACTATTGCAGATCCACCAGCAAGTCCTCTTACTCCACGTCTACTGGTACGCTTGGAATACTTCTTACTCGAACCACGACGTTTACTACGTGTTCCACGAGACTTACGAGATTTACGAGACATACGAGACACCTTAGAAACAACACGGCGACCATTTTTCATTTTTTTTCTTGAAGAACCAGTTTGTGTACCTACACTGCGTGCAAAAGACAAAGCTTTACGAACACTATCAATATCAGAAATTGTTCGCTTCCTTCCACGTTTGTCATCAGGGGGAGTAACTTCCATAGCTTCGCCCATTTTAATATTTTTTTTTCTCTCCGCCTTCCTCCGATTGTGAGCTTCAACATCTGCCATTGTAAGCTCATGAGCACGTGGATCATTAGGGTTAAGCTTATAATGAGCCCAATGACCCAACTTATTACTATAATAATTATAATAACCTAAAGCACCAATAATAGGATCATTTTTAGCCCAAATTTTAACGTATTCCATTTTTTTTCACAGGTAAACGTAAGTAAGCTGCCTAGGTCTTCTTCTGTTTCGTCAGCGGAAGGCAGTGGCCGAGTGTAAACGGTTAAGAGCGCTATCCTCTCAGGCCTCCTCCACCTGCCGGCTCCGTCGCAGTCGCACGCGGTTTGCTCGCCGAATTTGCTCAAAGGATGGCTGAGCCGCTCCGCCTGGACTCCGCGTCAGCCCCCTTGGACCGCAAATTGGCTCAAGATGTTTATTCAAAATGTACAACTTCCATTCGCCTTAATAACGCATCCACAGTACCATTATCCAATCCAACATACCATAACTGAGGGGGAATATTAGACGTTATCCAAATAGACGTCGCTTTAAGGACGGTAGAGCTTCCTTTGACTTCCACCACACATGGATAACGGTCGAGCCATCGCAACATGTGACTGATGTCAATTCCACCACGGAACTCATCGATGACAACGTGCTGATGACCTCGGTAACCGTCCCAAAATTTACTCCGAGGATCTTTCGGATATGCACACAATCCAGCTTCCTCCCATGCTCGTCGCGATTTTCCACTTCCAGTCCGACCCCAATAAACTTGAACTTTTCGTTCGATTCCAGCTGGCTGCAAATTGTCTGACTCAATCCTACGCAACTGGTTGTAACAGCGCACGTATATATCTGCCGGGATATCTTGAAGCCGTCCACCCATAGCTGCATCTCGTATGGCAACCCAATCTTTAGGGTCACCTCGCTGCATTGGCTTGGCTCCATATTCAAATCGAGTTCCGGGTACAGATGATTCATCCTTGACAACATATCCGAGTGCTGATTCACTCCTTGTGGGCTCCCAGTGTCCAGCACCACCGAACTTCTTCTTAACGCCACTGAGACGTTGGGGTTTCTTGAAGTTGACCACGAGCTGCCAATGTTCGTATCCTGTCTCTCCTCCAACCTCTCGTTGACCGGTTGCAAAGGCGACGTCATTGTCAAATCCACAATTGATATCGGGGAATTGGGAGTAGGGTATTGTGCCAATCCACCAGCGAGCGGGCTTTGAAACAACAGTTGATTTAATTCCTCCATTTGACATTGTGATTTAATTGATTCCAATCACAGGTATTGTCTAAAATGGTTTATGCTGGGTTCAGGTTGGGATTAAGGTTACTGCGCCAATCAACCTTAACCGAATCAACTGTACAATTATGAAGTTTTGTAACGAGGTTACGCCTATATATGTAGGTAATACTACGTAACAATAAATTGTTCCGGGGTCCTACATATATGGCTACAACAGGTAAACGAATTTATTGTTCATTTGCAACATAAGCAACAGTGCGATTGTTTTCCTTGTACTTACAAGTAATACCAACAGCCCAATGATGTTGATAAGCAATTTGAACAGGAATATTTGTGGTTGTACTTCCAATTGAAATAGTCTTCCTAAACCACAAATGCTTATACTTACCTAATTTCGAATAAGTTCGATGGGTTGCAGGGTCCAAAGGAGTTGAATTATTTTCACTCCAAAATCGAAAATAAGGAATCAACTTCGTAAACGTAAAATTGTATCGACTCTTCAACTTAGACTGTTTCATAACACCAGGATTAGCAATTGTATCATAAATCTTTTTAGAGTTTTGCCAAGTTCCCTTCGAAGGCTCTGCAGTCAAAAACTTATCAACTAACCCAGCAGAAGTACCATGCTTAATTTCAAGAACACCAGTTTTTGCATGAACAAAAAACTGTTCAATAGGGCGACTTCCAATACTTCCATCATTTGATATTGGACCAGAACCGTTCCCTAAAGTTTGAACTTCAAACAACGGAACTTGGTCAATATCAATCGCACTAGAACTACTATCATCCGCAATGGTACGATTCTGATACACCAAATTTGACACCATATCAATCTTAAACCGACAAACATCCAAATCAACAGACGACAACCAATTTGTACCTGCCGCAGGACTTGCCAACCATGCCTTACCAAATTTCACAATATTCTGCACAGTATTAGCAGATTTAGACAAAATATCTGCAGCAATCAACAGAGCCAAAGCATAATAAGTAGTAGTTCCAGGAGTTGCAGAAACACCAATTTGACCATGAAGACCACCAACACCATAATTGTAATCAATATAAAGACTCAAAACACTAGTTCCTTCTGAAGTATTTCCAATAGGTTCGCCAATATTCTTAACATGATAACCTGCGCGAATAAACAAAATCTTCACCAAAGAAACACACAAAGCTTCCATCAATTGAATTTGAGGAACAGTAGAATGAACAAGCGCCATAGACGAATACTTAAAAATTTGAGTTTCACCAGCTACAGCACTAGTAGCGGTTCCACTAACACCATACTCTATAACAACACCAGATTTCATGTGAGCTTTAACAGCAGGATCTTCCTCATCACGACCACCAACTATTGCAGATCCACCAGCAAGTCCTCTTACTCCACGTCTACTGGTACGCTTGGAATACTTCTTACTCGAACCACGACGTTTACTACGTGTTCCACGAGACTTACGAGATTTACGAGACA